TAGGATCTTCTACAATTTTAGCTTGAAAACTCTGATCTCCAGGAGCAATAATATACTCTCTTGAAAACCAGTTATCAGTAAAAGTAAGTACAAAAACAGTTCCACCAAGTCCAGAACCTTTTAGTGCTGTACATTGTACAGCTTTGTTAATACGACCCATTACAGGCCAGTCATATTCCACATCATTTGATACATAAGAATTTCCCAACCCTTCTGTCATAAATGAAAGAGGAAACCTTCTATCTTCTCTACCTGCAAGGTGAGTGATAATAGGAGAAATAGTGTCTGGTTGCGTAAGGTAAGCATTTGCAAGAGAATTTTCATCCGTCATACCTTCAGCATTCCAAACGTCAGAATAAAGACGCAATTTAGAAATGTTGTCTGCTGCCATAAAATTTAATGTTTAAATTAATTAATAAAAGTCTGAAATTCTCTGCTATTGCTTATGTCTGTAATTTATCTAATCTAAAAAATATAATCTTCTAACTTACCTACAGATTTAGTTTTATTTCCTGTAGATTGTTTAATACTATTTCCTTTAGATTTCAATAAACTCTTTAATCTCTCAGTTTCTTGAGTATTTTGTTTAGATACAACTAATTTAGATATATCTAATTTCTTGTAAAATAAATATTCTAATGCTAACATATCCTCTGGAGACATCCTTTCTCTATCAATATCTCTTTGTGATCTGTTACTTTCTTTTGGAATAGCTAACCATTCAAAGAATCTCTTTTTATCTGATTCTGGAATATTAATATTTTTAACTCTTCCTGAATCTATTGTAGATCTTATTCCTTCCCAATATATTTTAGCTTCTTCTAATTCTTTTTGTCTTTGTGCTTCCTGTTGTTTTAAAAGAGTTTCTTTTTCTTTTATTTGTAACTCTTTTAATTTAGGAAGTACTTTTTTAGCTTGTTTAGCTAAAATTCCTGTATCTTCATAATCTAAAATTGTATCATTAATTTCTTCTTCTGAAAACCCTTGTTTTTCAAAGAACATTCTAATAACCTCTTTAGATTGAGATTCATTTGATTCATCTAACTCTATATTAGAATAATCAGGATCTTTTGCATATTCAAAGAACTTATCAGGATTACCACCATTTAACCTGAACTGCATATATTCTGCAACATCTGGATAAGCTGAAAACACTTGGTTAAATTCATCAAGTGCTATTTTCTTTGCTACCTCTGTAGTAAGTTTTTTTAATCCTTCTATATCTTCTTCAAATTCACCTTCAACATCATAACCAAAATGATTTTTGATTTCAGTTATAATATTCTGTTCTACAACCTCTTCCTGATTTTCCTCAATTGTTGTCTCAGTACTATCTTCAGTAGTATCCTGGTTATCAGTAATCTCAGTTGTAGTTTTAATTTTTTCATCAGTACTTGTTGTTTCTTCTTTAACTTCTTCAGTACTATCTTCTATAATTACACTATTTAAATCTATCATAAATTAAATTTTTACAAAATTATGTTAATATTTATGTGCTACTTTAAATTAAGATTTGACATATTAACTATACACTTATTTTTTTGAAGTATTTTTAGGTCTCATTTTAGCCACAGCTTTTTGAGTTTCATTTCTTTCTTTTTCTATTTTTTCTTTACTTCTAATTTCTTGTAATTTAAGTCTTTCATTAGATCTTATTTTTTCTCTTTCTATATTAAGTTTTTCTCTGTCTGTATTAAATTGATTTACATCAAAACCTTCATCATTACTTGTTATTTCAAGTTCTTTAATATAAATTTGTGTATCAGCTTTTAATTGTTCTACTTCCATTTGATGTAACTGCATATCTTCTCTATCTTCTATTCTCATTTGTTCAAGTCTTTCTTGTGCTTCAGCCTCAGCTTGACTTGATTGTGCAGCCATTTCCTGTTCAATTTTTTCTATTTCCTGAAGTTTATTTTTAATTTTTGTAAAGTTACCTGCATCTAATATTTCAGCAATAGTGGAAGGTCTTGATCCATTTTGTGCAAACTGTAATGATAATTGTCTTAGTGTTTCAAGTTTTTCAGCTTCTTCACTACTCTTTGTTACAAATACACCAAATTCAGAATTTTGATAATCTTCTTCAATCCTTAAAAATGTTTGTTTATATTCTGAATTAATAAATGTTGCTTTCTTTCCATCTTTCCATGCTACCTTAGATACATCAAGTAATCCATTAAGTTCTCTTTCTAAGAAATTATCATATTTTCTAAATATTTCTTCAGTCATAATAGCAGATTGAAATACTGCTCTTTCATTATTACCTACAGCATCAGATGCCATAGTGTTTCCTTTTCTTTGTCTCGATATACCCAAAGTGTCTTCCCATTCCTGTTTAACACTCATTAGTAATTCAAACATTCTTGAAATATAATCTCCTAATTGAGAGTTAAGCACTTGAAACTGATTAAATGTAACTCTTTCTCCTGATTTACCTTCAGCAGTACTATCTATAAATGCAAAACCATTAGCATCAGCCCAATACATAAATCTCTCTTCATCCCAACCATGTCTCTTAGGAATTGTATTGATTTCCATTAAGATAATATTATCTTTATGTTTTGCAATAGATAATTCTAATTTATAATGGAATACATTATAAAGAATTTGATAAGGTAAGCCTATACTTACTACAGATATATTATCTGCATTTCTGTTAGAATATACTCTACCATTATAAAGATGTTTACATTTAGATATATTATTTACATTATTTCTTTGAACTTCAATTGGTTCAATCTTTATATAAATATTTTTACCAACCTTATATCCATTCCGTATTTCAGTAATCCATTCCCATTCAACCATTTGTGTTTCAGGATCATCTATTTTAAATGTTTCATCTACAATCATAGATTGTATTTCACCAACTTCATCTAAATAAGTTAGAAATCCTATTTTTCTAAATGATTTCCATGAACAATGATAAACACCTATTTCCTTATTCATTCCTTCTTTTTCTCTTGGAACAAGCATATCAACAAGATCATCATAAGAATAAGGATCTTCCAATTCAGTTATCTGATCATCAGTGAGATATTCTCTAAATTGATCTATTACCTGATTAGGTGTATAAATAGCTTTTCTACATATCCATTGTGCATCCTCTATAAATTTAACATTAGGTGGAGCATAATAATCTATATCAAGTGGATTAACTATTTCATAACTAACATCATTATAATCAATTGATTTATAACTATATACTTCTCCAGATACTAACCAATCCAAAAACCCTTCCTGAAATTCATCTTTAAGGTTTAAATTGTAAAACATATAATCTAAAGATTCTTGTCCTAATACAGCCCTATTATCTTTATAACTCCTGTTAAACTCTTTAATAACTTCAGATACATCAGGAACTTCTTTACTTTCTGCTTCTGTATCAACACCTTGTGCATTTAATTCATTAATAAACTGTTGTTGAAGTATATTATAGATTAATTGTGTTTTAGCTTCATCAGCTTTAATATCTGCATCTGGATTTGTACATATCACAGAATAATTAAAAGGTTGTTTTGATTTTTCTCCAATAAGAAGATCTATAACAGGTTTTATAATATTATAGTTTCTTAATTTAGCTGGATATCTTTTATACTTTGGATTGTTTGTATTAAATGGATTTGTAAGATGTGCATACAAATCTTCATTAATAATTCCATTATAAGCATTGTAATAATTAAAGATAGTGTTCCTATTAATACCACTACTAAATCTTGAGTTCTCTATAATAGCATCAATAGTTTGTTCACCCCATGACTTTGAACCATCTTTAGGTTTAAGTCTTTTTTCTTTTTCAGATATTTTTTGTCTTGGTATTGTAGCCATAAGTAAAATTTTACAAAAATAGTGTTACATTAATAAACCTATTTATTTTTAAGCAAGTTTATTATTTAATAGTAACTAAAATAAATCTCTATTCCAAAATGAATCTTCCTGGACTTCTACATCTTCTTCTAATGATTTTCTATAACTATCTTTAAGAAAATACATACCTACTCTAAGCGCTGATACTCTATCAAAGTTTCCATCATCATCATACTTAATAAGTTCATCTAATAATGCTACATCATATATGCAATGTAAATTAAGTAACTCTTCTCCATCAATAGATTTACTTCTTTTAGTTTTAAGCCAATCTCTTAAATAAATATTACCTTGCCCTTTTCTTTCCTTTGTACCAACAGATATACCATATTTTCTACCTAACTTTTTAAAATGAATATTATCACTTTTATCTATAATCTCCACCTCTTCAATTAGATACTTTACCTTCTTAGTACGTTTTGCATAATCTATTATATTACCTCTATCATTTTCAAACCCTATCTTAGCATTATAATATTCTGTAAGTAGAAATAGATTATCATTATACTCATCCTGACTATAAGGTCTTCCTATATAACTTGCTACAATCATATCATCAGGAAATGAATAATTATTTATTCTTTTTAAAACATAAGCTGCTCCTATTGAATTTCCTGTAGTTTCATCAAAAGCATATGGGTCAACAACTACAATATAAAGATTATCAGGAATAGTTCCATCTTCTCTTTTATATGGAGCTTGATACTGCATAATACATCCAGTTAAATCCATATCTTTTCTTGCAGGAAATTCTAATATAGGTCTTGCTTTATCATCAGGTCTAAATTTTAATCCTTCAGATGTTAATTTAATATAACCAGCTACACCTATATTATTATACTTACTGTTTGATAATATCTTATTTCTCCAATCTGCAAGCTCTGCAACTGGAAACATATTATTAGCTACTTTAAGAAAACCTTCTTTTGGATTAAATGGTCTTTCTACAATATATCTATCTAATGCTTGTGGATCTCTTGATGTTTTTTTAATCCTTTCTCTTTCCCCTTCTTCATATAATCTTGCATTCTTTTTATCAGAATTACCATGTTTGTCCATAAATCCAACCTTATTCTGAAAGTCAGGAAAGAAATATGCACAAGGTCTATCTGCATGATTATCCCATACATTATTAAACTCTATAAAATTATATGTAACAGGATCATAAAACATTGATTCAAACTCTAATATACCACTCTGCATGGCACCACCTGTGCCAAATACAACCATTTGACCAGTTGTTATACTACCATCTTGTAATGAAGGAAGGGTTGCTGCATAAGCAGATTTAAGTCCAACAAATGTTCCTGCCTCTTCAAATATAACTAATGAGGCATCTTTTCCCCTAGCAACATCTGGTTTATCTTTAAATGAAAGTGCAAGTATTTCAGATTGATATCCTTTAATAACATCTACTCCATTTATGTTTTCTTTATATCCTGATTTAATATGATCTCTTGTAGATACAAGTCTTCTTTTAGTCCATGCAGTATTTTCATCTATAAAATTAAGATGGTCTATTGCCATACCAATTGTAGTCCTTGCATAACCATATTCATAAGCACCTATAATAGTAAGTGATTTTGGTTCATGTGTATATTTATTAGCAGCAATAGCAGAGTTTTTAAAACTATAACCCTTTCTTCTTGCCTTTAAAATCATAACATGATTACCACCTTCTAAACTAAGTGGTTCATTTTCAAGATGAAGTTTTTTAAGTTCTTCTTTAGATATACCATTTCTTGCTATTTCCATTATCCAAAAGAACTCATAATCCCCATCCCAAAAATCAGGAAATGTAATAAGTTTAGCACCTATTTTCTTTTTAGTAACTTTTTCCTCTTCATTTTTTTCTCTTGTAAGTTTAATTCTTGAGAAATTTAAATAAAAGTAATGATTACCTGTTATTTTCATTCCACCTACAGAATAACCTTCAACACATCTTCTTTTCTGTTCTTTCCAATACTTATAGTATTCTGATGTTCCAGGTGGATCATCACAATATCTACCAGTCTTATCAAACTTAATAGCCTCTTCTCTAAATAGATGTGTATCAATTAAATGTTTAAAAGACATTTTTATAAATTTCTAATTATCTCTTTTCTAAGATTATTATTCTTTGAAAGTAGGAACTTATCTTTAACTTCTTCTACAAGAAGATTATAGTATTTCTCAATATATGTATTTGTAGAACAACTTAATGCTTTAAGTTTAGTTAAATAGTCTTCTTTTGATGTATATGTAAATACTCCATCATGTTCCCACTCTTCTGTTTTAGGAGCAAGTATTGTTGTTCCAGCAAGCACAGCTTCTAACATTGCTATATTAGATTTAGCTAAATTAAAATCATCATTTTTAAGTGGAACATGAAATAATAATGGTGAAGCTGTGTAAAGATCCTTATAAAATGCTACAGCATCTTTAGGTGCTATATACAATATATTATTCTCATTATCATTTGTTTTAATAAACCAGGGATCATCTCCCATAAATACCCATTTAAACCTACTATCTTTTGTAACTTCTGTTATTTGATCTTTAAAGTCATATAAATCATGCCTATGAAAGTTGCTTCCTCTCCATACAATTAGATTATTTCTAACTGTATTACTCATATCTCTAAATGGAAATATATGGTCATTATATGAATTAGGTATAACAATAATGTTATCATTATATTCTGCAAATAAATCTTTTAAAAACTTAGTAGTAACTGTAACTACATCAGCTAATCTGATTATCTCTTTATTAGCCTCAATAGCGTTGTTATCTAAAAATGCATTATAATGTTGATGTTGTTTATCTAACTTAAAAATATTATCATCAAAGTCTAACCATATCTGTTTTTTAAGAAGTTTTAAATTTCTAAGTACTTCTAAGGATTGTACACCAAAAGCTCTATTAAAGTGTACTATATCCCAACGAAACATTTCTCTCCATGTATCACTATCTTTTGTATAACTAAATACAACATTATCCATTTCCTTTTCAAGATATGAGAATACACCTTGTACTCTATACCATGAAAGACCATTCATTTGTTGATTATTAATAAGTATTCTTTTCATTATCTATTTCTGTATTTTGATTCTATATATAAATGTAATAATTCTTTTGGTAATTCTTCTACAAACTTTAATTCTTCTTGATAAGATTCCCATAAAGCATTCATTTCTGCTTTCATTCTTTCCAATTTATAATTTGGAATATACATTCCCCTCTCACTTAAAAAATGCATTGCTGCTCCATCTAATTCTTTTCCTATCATTAATCTGGATTTTCAAATAAATTAACTTGTCCACCACCTCTAATTTTACTTTCACCTACTTGTTCTTCTTTAACCTTCTTTTCTAACTGTTGAAGTGTATTTACAGTTTTAGGAAGTTCTGATGATATTTTAAGAAGTTTTTCCACATTATTAAGTATATCAGTCATATCATCATTTTCTTCTGATATATTTTCTAAAGATTTATCTATCACTTGTTTAAGTTTACCTATAACTTTAGATGCAGTTAGTAACCCTTCTCTTGTAACTTTAAGTGTTTTAACTGTAGGAGTTTCTTGTAATTCAATATATTTATCTATTGCTTTCTGTAGTGTTTTATGTACAACCCAATCACTATCTAATTCAAGTTCTTTAATAAGTTTTTTATGTCTATCTTCCTCTGAAAAATTAACATAAGGTGATTTGTAATCATACATAAAATAGATATAAGCAAACTCTTTAAGAGCATTCTTCTTATATCTATCTTTATCATAAGCAATAAGTGATCTAAATTCAGGAATTATCTTTAACTCTAAATCTACTACTACTTTGTTATCTTCATATTTAAATAGTCCCATTCTTCTTTTTTAATCTATTTTCGTTATACTTCTTTAATCTAAAAGGTTTAACTAAAAATTTACCAAAATAAGGTAACATTATAGTTTCAAATCCACTATGTTCCATAGTATATATTGTATATGCTATAGTGTTTCTATAAATACTAAGTACAAGTTCAAAAGGTACTTCAAGTTCTTTTGATATTGTTTTACAAATATCTTTTTCATCTATTATTTCCATTGTATTGTAAATAGTATTTGATCTGAATATTTAATATAATTTGATCTATCATATACTCCCCTACTTACCTTAATAAGTACTTGTTTAGCAACAAGATTTCTTAACATAATATGAAGTGTTTTTCTACTGATCTTCATATCATTAGCAACACGTTCCTTTATATCAGAACTGCTTATAGGGAAATGTGAATAAGAATCAAACCAGCATAATAAGTTTATCTCCTGAGCAGAGATATTAACAATAGGACTTATTATTTGTAAATATGTTTTATACTGGTTTTCTGATGTAACTGTTATCTTCTTCATATCTTTCTACATTTTCTTTTTTTCTTTTAAATCTAAGTGCAAGAAGTCTTCTAATGTTTTTCAATAAAAGAATAATTGTTGCATTTTCTGAACTATAGTTCTTTTTTTGTAAGAAATAAAATCTTTCAATAAGAACGTTTATAACATCTTCATTTGTAGTTCCATCAACAAAAGTACTATCTTGTTGTTTTTCAGTAAATCTGATTCTTTGTGTTCCAGAACTAAAATTCTCTAAATCATAAATAATACCTTCTTTAACTTCTATCATAATCTATTAATTATTAAATAATTTGCAATTATACAAACTATTTAATAATTAATAAATTATTAAGCTGGCTACTTATTAATAGTAACTATTTTTTATTTTTAAATCCAATACCATCTTTTTTCTTATCTAAATCACTATCTGCATCATAATGTTCTTCTACATGAGTTTTCCAAAGTTTAACTCCAAAAATACTAACTGTTTTATCAGAAGTTAATTTTCCAATATTAAAATCTCCAAGTATATTTTTTATTACCGATACGTTTTTTATATTAATATTTACCATTAAATATATCTTTAAATGTATTACCAAATATTCCCATACTACTTAATATATCTTCTTTACAAGAATGTACTACCATTTTATCATAAACTATAGTTTTGCTAAGATATTTATCAAGTTTTAATTTAGATGCAAATTCTAAATCATAACCATCTACATTTTTAACTTTAATTTTACCAGATTTAATAACCTGATTATCTTTAAATAAACTATATTCTATAATAAAATCTTTCATTTTAGTTTGTCTGTATCAATGTTAAAAAACTTACTTAAATATTCAAATGTATCTTCAATATCCTGAGTTGTAAAAGACTCTGGTAATGTTGTATCACAATTACAATATTCTTTTGTTTCATTATAAAACGATACCTCATACTCTTCTGTATCAGAATCTAATACAGTTGCTAATTCTAATAGCTCCAATAATTTAATTTTATTTGGAACATAAATTTCTTTTTTTGTTGTGTCAATTGTAAATTTCATAATTTAATGTTTAATTGTTTTTAATTCAAAATCTATTTGTATTTTTATTGTTTATTTATTTAATAAATAATTTTTCTATTTCCAAGATGATCTTCAAATGCTCCTTTACACTGTCCATAAAACCCTGTAGGTTGACAATTACCAAATTTTTCATATAACTGAATAAATAACGCTGCATCCAAGTTTTTAGTTTTTGGATATGGAAACCAAATATTATATTCTTTATTGCATTTAGTTCTCCATGCTACTTGAGATGCATCCAATCTACAAAAAGGATTTAAAGGAACATTATGGTTTATATTGTAAGTACTTCCTGGATGCCTATAATAAGTTGTTGTTTTACTATTAACATAAGATTCTTTATTAGGATTATAAAAAAGAACCTTACTATAACAATAATTTACATCTAAATTTGCAACAAAATACTTATTTAGTTTCCAAAGATAATTATGAGTTAGTGCATCATCATCACACAAAAATATTGCAACATCAGAATCTATTTCTTGGATAGCTTTGTTTATATATTTTCCATGTGTTGAGCCACCTTGCTTTACTTTATGTTCTTCTGATTCTCCTATAGGATAATAAGTTATTTTAGAATTATTTAATCCAAAGGAAAAAAGTTTTTCTTTAAAACATTCATCACCAGAGTCATCTATAAAAGCTAAATGCCAATTATCATATGTTGATTTTTTAATACTGGTTAAAGCATTTAAAACCAATATTGGTCTCTTATAGTATGCTAATAATATTAAAAATTTCATATATTGTTTTTTGGAGTATATGATATGTTACAACAACCATTATACTTAACAACTCTATCTAAAGAGATCCAATCTTCTTTTAAAATACCAAGAACTATACTATTTAACCACTCATTGCATTTATAAACACTTTTTATTTTAAGACCTTCTGTTTTAAATCCAACATATAATGCAGATTTAAGACTTGCAACATTATTATCAAGAACTTCTGTATCTAATCTGTGCATATTAAGAACTTCAAATCCAAAATCTACTCCAGCTTCTAAAACAAGCTTAGAATACTTTTTTCCTCTGTGTTCTTTAAAAATATCATGGGCAGAATCATATTTTCTGTTTATCCAATCTATATTTTTAATTTTATATAGTCCTACAATACTATTATTTATGTTTAATGCTTTTAATATTAAAACATCATTTCCCAAACTATTAAACCATCTTTCTTGATCAAATTCGTTTACAAAAGATGTTTTATGTGTTCCAAACCAACTTTCATTTTTTAAATCTTTTAAAATATTAAGATCATCTCTTTCAATTTTAATTAATGTTATTCCATTTTTATGTTTATACATGTTACCACCCTTTCTTAATACATTCCACAATATGTTTTCTATTTTCTTCTGTTACCCACCAACCAACAGGTATGGAAACTACCTTATTTATTGTTTTTTCAAGTGTAGGTAAAAAAGATCTAAACTCACTTACACAAGAATGTTTATCATTTCTTTCATGTACTTGTGACACCATAATACCACACTCTTTCATCCATGAGTAAAACTTATCTCTATTTTCAACAAGAAAACTGTATATCCAAAAAGAAGACTCTCTATCAACATGTCTCTCTAATAATGTTACCCCACTTATTTCTTTCAGATTATTGTCATAAAATAATGCATTGTCTTTATGTTTATTTATAATCTCATCCGCATGTTTTAAGTTTTCATTTCCAATACTTGCATTTACATCATTCATGTGGAATTTAAATCCCCATTCCATTATATCAGCTTCACACCTAAAATCTTTTTTATTGGTGTTTCTATCTATTCCATACCACCTAATTAACTTAGCTCTATTATAGAGTTCTATATGTGGAAGAAACAATAAACCACCATCAACAGATGTTATATGTTTAATTGCTTGCAAACTGTACATTACTATATTACCATGATTACCAAGATGCTTTTCTTTGTACTTAGAACCAAAAGCATGTGCAGCATCTTCTATAATTGCTGGTTTAAATCCATATAACTCTTGAGTATTTTTTTGAATTTCTTTGAGTCTATCCAAGTCATTAGGATATCCACCCCAATGAACTAAAATAATTACTTTTGTTTTTTCTGTTATTTTTCTTTCTAAATCATCTAAATCTATATTTAATGTTTTTTCATCAATATCTACCCATTTAATTTTCAAATTATTAGCTAATACTGGCCAATTTGATGCAGTACATGTTAGTGGTGTACATAAAACTTCATCATCATTTGAAAGTCCTGGCCACTTACCATTTTTATTTTTAAGTAAATGTAAAGCCAAATGTAATCCACTTGTACCAGCATTTAAAGTTAAAACAAAATCATTATTGAAATATTTTTTTAAATTATTTTCAAATACTTCAACTTGTTCACCCTGTCCTATATAACCACTGTTCAACACATTTACTGCTTGTGCTGAAGCATTCTCTGACATAAATACTTTAAAAAGTGGTATCATATTCTCAATAAACTATATCATTAGTACTACCAAATCCACCATTTCCTCTTTCAGTTGCATCTAAATCAGATACTTCTTTAAATGTAACTGAAGGTAATTTAACTATAACAAGTTGACCTATTTTATCACCTATATTATAATACTTAGTTCCCTGTACATATTTATACCTTAATTTTACTTCTCCTCTATAATCAGAGTCCAGCACTCCTACTGAATTAGCAAGTATTAATCCTGTATTAGAGATACTACTTCTTGGAAATAATAATCCTACATAATTATCATGTATTGCCACTGCTATACCTGTACCATACTCAATATATCCATAATCTTGATTTTCAACTATATTCATTGATATAGCTGTTAAATCAAATCCTGCACTTCCTGTTGTTCCTTTAATTGGAATTATCGCTTGTTCCTGTAACTTCTTTATCTTTATCTGCATTTTCTTCTAATATATTAAAATAATTCTTATAATCTTCATCTTTATTAAGAAGATAATAATTAATAATCTTCTCTTCTAACTCTTTCTTATCTTTAAGTATTTGTGTAAATGTTTGAACAACATACTGTTCAATTGCTACACCTATTCCTTTAGAAAACTCTGATAAATCTGATTTCTTGTCTAATTTAATTTTAATATCTACCATAACTTTTTAATTTTTAAATTCCTAATTGTTTCATTAATACCTCTAACTCTGATTTATTCTTAATTGTTCCATCAAACATTGACTCTTCTATTTCACAATCTTTTATAATACCAACTTTCATTCCTTTTGGAATATCTAATTTTGGTCTTACAATCATAATCCTATTTTTACCATAAGGATATAACCTATATTTATTTAATTTTGAAAAATATGGTATAATATAACTACCATCATCATCAATTTTACCTATTGCAGTCCATCCTAATTCTTCAATATCTTGTTTATCAAGATATTTTACTCTTAATGTTTCATCTTTTATATTGTAATAAATTGCTTCCATTACATCATACATACATACTGTCTCATC